GGGCATGCGGTAATGGTGCCATATGCCGCAGGACACTGGTTTAACAAGACGGCGATTTTGGAAATGCTCGCCGCCGCTGGCATCCAGGTTATCAAAGGAGAAGGACAATGAGCAAAGCTATCGAAAAAATTGTAATGATGGATAGTGATGAAGCCGCCAGCATCAAGACTTTAACTGGTTGGGTTGACCGTCATGGGCGATTCTGGGGCGATGATGAATATCAGGCTCGTTGGTGCGGCGCAACACATCGCAAATGCAAAAATAAGCCAGATGAGCACCCGATTCACAGTACCCATGGTTATTGCGAAGAATGCCATCGCGAAAGCCGCCAGGCTAAATTTGCTGAAATTGAGCGCGCGGTATGGGCTGGTGAGCCACTAGTTTTATTCGACGATGACCATTACTTCTTCGATGTCGAATCGTTGGCTGACTACTGCCTGGAGCACTCCGTACTACCTAGAGAATTGCAGCTGCTTATCTGTGAGCCGAACTATCCGCCAGAGTTCGACATTGAACAGCATTGCGAAGAGATAATTCCAGACGGCGGCGATTACTACTCACTTCCGCAAGCTGTTCTTGATGCTGCTGATGCGCTAAATAAGGCCATCAAAGAAAGCGCGGCTGTTTCCTGGAGCGGCGGTAACCGTGTGGCGATTGTGTCTGATGACATTCTCGACGATGAGCAGAAAGCAGAAATCATGGCGGAACGTGCAGCATGACAATCAACTTAACAGACCCAGCTAACCACCCGGCAAACGGGCCTCTCACGGCTGAGCGTATTGAACGCGTTCGTGACGAGCTGCAGCGTTCCATTCAGTACCAGAACGGTGGTGATATGGCATACGTCATCGCTGATGCAATTAAAGGGCTAGAAGAGCTGCTGGTGAGTCGGGAGGCGGTGCCGGTGGCTCAAGAAGACCTGCTTCACATGGCCGCATCAGCGATAGAAGACTTGCTTGACCATTGTGACCCTAATACTGATTACTACTCTGGCGTGTGGGCTGATGTTCCGGAGAAGTTGCGCCGCGCCGCTATGCTTCAGGCTGGGAATCCTCCGTTGTGGGTTGGTGTAGATTGGGCTAAAGGGTGCGAGCCTGGAAACTCTCCGGTAACTCCGGATGGTTGGATTCCGGTAAGCGAGCGGATTCCGGAACGCGATGTTGATGTGCAGGTTTACTGCGCTGATAAGAAAGAGCAGATGGTTGGCCACATGGAACTAAATGAAACAGAGGGGTGGTTTAGGTTTGCATCGCTTCCGAATGGTGGGGGCGTTTATTGCAAGCCAACTCACTGGCAGCCACTGCCGGCAGCACCGAAGGAGGTGAAGTGATGGGCAAGTTAACTTTCGTCATTGAGTTTAAGGATGGAGAAGAACCGGCAGTACATGCACACATGGAAGCGTTCGGCGGCAAGGTTGTTGCAGTTGCATTTCGTGATGCTCTGGTAGATGTTGAGCAAGTTCAATACAGTCATGAACCGCTCAACGGTATTCGATGCTATCTCTGCAATGGGCATCATCCTGTAGGTGTGGCGTGTCCGCTGAGCAAGATTACATCGGTGATAAGTAATGCCTAAATCCTCCGCAGAACGCAAAGCGGCGCAGTGATGTATAATGCCTGGAGTAAAATTATGGTGAGAATATGAATAACTGGATAAAAGTGGAAGACAAGAAGCCAGAAAATGAAGTCGATGTCCTGTGCTTCGACGATAGTTCTGGAGAGCAATACGTTGCGAGAATGTATTTTGGTGGCTGGTCTATTTTAAGCGGCGTTCATGTTGTCAGCGATTCATATGAATGCCAGCCAACCCACTGGATGCCGCTACCTGAATCTCCGGTGAAATAATTCTCAACGTCACGCAACATCGTTTGATTTAGTCATATCACTGGTTATAATTGCATTGCCGTCGGAGTTGAACGCCCGGCGGTAATGCATCCGGCGCATTAATGGGGACATTAATGTGCACCAGTACTACGAAGTAACATATCACCTGTCACAGATGCTTTTCGGCACCTGTGCTTTTCTGCATTCTGCGTTTGACCTCTGCGGAGGTGAAGCGTGAGCGTAAAATTCTATCTTCGTGACGAGCAGATTCGTCGCAACCTCATCGACTACATCAACAAACAGCCTGTAAGTGATTCTATGCCGCTTGTGGTTAGCTTTGCTGACCCTAAGCGCACTCTTCCTCAAAATGCTTTGTTCCACGCTCTGTGCGGCGATTTTGCGAAAGCAAGAATCCGCTGGGCCGGTTCTGCATGGTCACTTCCATCGTGGAAATCAATTCTGGTATCCGGGCACTCCATCGCTACTGGCGGGCAGGGAAAGGTTATCGCTGGCCTTGAAGGCGAGCTTGTAGCTATCCGGGAAAGCACGTCATCAATGGGCGTGAAGCGCATGAATAGCCTGATTGAGTACACCCAGGCATTCGCAGTAAGTCAGAATATCCAGCTTCGTGATGTGCGCTACCGCGGTGACTACTTCGGGAGGGCTTCATGATGCGTAAACCATCCCGCCGAAGCTGCAAAATCTGCAAGACCAAATTCACCGCTACCTATGACAACGTCTGGTGGTGCTGTCCTGAGCATGGATTCGAGTACAGCCAACTCCTGTTAGCCAAGAATAAACTGGCGGCAGAGCGAAAGCGCAAGCAGGAAGCGCAACAGGAGCGCCGTGAACTGAAAATTCGCAAGAAAGCCTTGCAACCACTTAGCCAATACCACAAACGCGCTCAGGCAGCGTTTAACGCGTTTATTCGCCAGCGTGATGCAGGTCAGCCTTGTATCAGTTGCGGTCGCAACTCCGGAGCGAAGATGAACGCCGGTCACTTCCGTACTGTCGGCGCATCGCCAGAAACCCGCTACGACGAAACCAACTGCCATATCCAGTGTGAGGCCTGTAACTCCTACTTGTCAGGGAATATCGGCGAATACCGTCCACGGCTGATCGCAAAGATTGGTCAGGCCGCTTATGACCGCCTGATGGGTCCGCACGAAGCAAAGAAATGGACACGTGAAGAACTCGACGCACTGGCATCGCACTACCGCGTAAAGCTCAAAGAACTGAAGCAGGAGATTGCAGCATGAATAAAATCCATTACCCATGTGAAACGGCGGCAATCTTCCAGGATGTGCTTTTCGTTATCCGCGTTAATCACTACTCAGAGCTTCTGTGTGCCTCTGGCAGGGCGACTGAGTTCTATCTGGACTACTTCCCTTATGCAACGCTAGAAAGCATCCGTGAAGGCATCCTGTATAGCTTCGGCGGCCTTTACCTGAATGACTTTGAGCTTATCAGGGAGACCGCATGAGTCATCACAACACACTCGCATTGCTCAACTGGTACCGCAGCAAGAACGTAGCTGCTGTCATGACACCTGCAGGGATTGTTTTCATGGGCATGAGAAACATTACCGCGCAGCAGCGCGAAACACTTCTGGCGATACCACAGACGGAACTCGAATCAGCGCTGAGGTGGCAACAATGACCCCACAGCAAAGAGAGCGTTACGAACTCGAAAGCATCAGGCGAGCCAGTCTTAAGCCGATCGCAAAGCACAGCAAACCGAAGCAAGCCAAACAGCCTGAAGGAACATCAGCATGAATCTCGAAAACACAGTGAAATATCACTTCGCTAAGTCAACGATGATTAGCGATTCTCCCCGCGCTACGGCATCAGAATCTTTAACCGGTACCGATATCATGGCAGCCATTGGCATGACGCAGAGCCGAGCATCTCTCGGGTTCAGTGCATTCCTCGGGAAGATGGGTATCAGCGATTACGATCGCTCCCGCGCCATTGAACTGCTCACCCAACACGCCCTGACTCACTGCGACAAGATAGCCGCCATTCGCAAGCTTGAATCCGATGTTAAACCGAAGGTGATTCAAGCGCTCGCAACCTTCGCCTTTACCGACTACTCACGCAGCGCCGCCAGCACCAGAACGTGCGATTGCTGCGGTGGCAATAAGTTTGTCGAAGCCGAAGTGATGACCATGAAGAGCATTGGCCGGCCACACATGGAAGAGCGCAAAGAGACTGTTAAGGCTCTCTGCCACAAATGCAAAGGGAAGGGCGTATTAACCAATGCATGCCAGTGCAGCGGGAAAGGTGTTGTTTTAGACAAAGAGAAAACAATTCTCCAGGGTGGCGTTCCGGCATATAAAACCTGTTCACGCTGCAGTGGCAGAGGCTACGCCAGATTGCTTCCAGATAGCGTACGTCAATACATCAGCGCTACTATTGTAGATATCCCGGAAACCACGTGGCGTAGGTCTTACAAGGACTTCTTCGAGAGTTTGGTTGGTGAGTGCATTAAGCAGGAAGAGTATGCAAACCAGATGTTGAGCAAAGTCACACGATAATAATGATTTTCTACAAATTAGGATTAATGGAGAAAACGTGCTTTACAAAGTGGCGATATTTGCTTAATCTGAACTCAATGATGGAGTAGTGCATTCATTCGACGGCCCTGAGTTAATAGCTCGGGGCTTTTTTGTATCTGCAATCCGGTCAGGGCTTTTGAGTGAATACGTGCTGCACGACACGTTGAAGCTCATACGCGAGAGCCCTGAGCCAGATTGATACTGCACAACAGGTAAGAGCATTGAACAAGGCGAAAACCGGTAGACGCGACTAAAGCCACCCGGGCAGCCAGTGCTCTTTCCGTTGTGGTGAAAGAACATATCGGCTAATACCCGGCCAATAACATAGCGGAGCGAAACCTCCGATTGATGTTAGCGAGAGATGGGCGCTCGCCACCACACACCAAATCCCTACCAGGACCATAAGAGCGAAAGCTCAACTCAACACCCTCATATTGCCAGCCTTCGTGCTGGCTTTTTTATTTTCAGGCTCCGGGAAAAATCCTCGACGTGTGTTGTTGTTAAATCAGCCCGAGAGCCTGAACCCCTTTACACACAGCACCCCGTAGCTCCGGAGGTGTGGAATGCAACGTATGAACCCGACAGATGGACATAACCTGCCGTACTGGTGGTCAACCGCTCTGGGGGTATTTTCCTTGCTCAGTTTACAGGACTACGTATTTATCCTCGGCGCACTGATATCGGCGTACTTCACGATAAAGACCTATTACGCGAAGCGCAAAGAAGAGCGGGAACGCCTCGAAGAAGAAAAGAAACGTACACAGCTGCTGGCTGATTACCTGGCTGATGTGAGTCAAAAACCACACTCTGATCGCCCGGCGTCCGCTGAGGTGGTGACGGAGGCAATGCGGAGAATTACCAGTGGCCCAGTTGAAGCTGAGTAAGAAAAGCGGTGCGGTGGGCGTTGTGTGTTCCGTCGGTACCATCATTGCCATAGTGCTGAACGCCGGTCATGTGCGTACGAACGAGAGAGGCCTCGAGCTTATCGGCAATGCTGAATCCTGCCGCCGCGATCCTTACGTATGTCCGGCTGGTGTGCTGACTGACGGCATCGGAAATACCCACGGCGTTGAAGCTGGTGTCCGCAAAACGGATGAGCAGATCGCTCGCGACTGGGAAATGAACATTCTTGAAGCGGAGAAATGCGTTAACAGCTACGCCAGCGGTAAGCGGCTCAGCGATGACACATTCTCCGCTGTCACCTCTATCACCTTCAATGTCGGCTGCGGCGCGATGCGGAAATCCACGCTTTACGCACTGCTGCGTGACGGTCCCGCAGCGTGGCCTTCAGCCTGTAACCAGTTTACGCGGTGGGTATACGACGGAAAGACCATTTTACCGGGCCTCGTTAAGCGCCGTGACGCGGAGAAGCAACTCTGCATGGATGGACTGAAATGATCACGCTGGCGGATTTGAAAATCGGCTGGCGCGCTATCTTGCTGGTGGTCATCGTAACCATCATTGCGGTGCTCTGTGTGCTGCTGGTGCGCAGCAATGCGGCACTGAATACATCCGAGAGTGAAAACCAGGTGCTGCGCAGCGACAACGCACTACAGGCGACGGTAATAACCACTCAAGCCTTCAACTTTAACCGGTTTAACCAGGTGGCGGAGAACGCCAGCCGCCTCAACTCGCTGATAGATGCTGGTGCCGAGAAAACTGTCATCGAATACCGGGAGATTCTACGCCGTGAAAAAACCTGTGATCTGCCTGTTCCTGCTGATGTCGCTGGTGGGTTGCTCAACTACGCGAACCGTTTACGTGCCAGCGCAATGCACACCGATACCGGGAACGCTGACACAGCCAGTGATAGCCCCGCTACCGCCAGCTCAATAACGTACTGCCAGGCTGTTCTGTGGATTAACCCGCTGCTGTCAGCCATTGAGAAGGCGAATAACCAGTTGGCGGGGATACGGGAAATCGAGAATATCAGGTCCGCGCAATAGCGGATCTTAATATCACCACTTAGAGGTCATTATGGAAGAGAAACAAACCAGCTTCGAACAAGCAGCCGAACCGCTGATTAAATGGCTGGCGGAAAACGTTCACCCACACCACACCGTCATTGTTACTGCTACCGGCGCTGAGTTACTGGAAGGCGAGATGTGCCACAAAACTGACAAGTTCCTGGTCGATTGACATTACAGAGGCCATTCACTGAGTGGCTTCAATAATGACAACCTGAGGAAACAGTAATGGCAAAACCGGACTGGGGCGAGCTTCAGCAACGGTTCCTGTCCGAACATGCCAAATCCGGCATTTCCCCAAAAGAATGGTGCGAAGCGCAGGGACTGAATTACTCGACCGCAAAGCGCTACATAAAAGTTACGAATTACGGTGCGAATTCGCAGAAAGTAAGCGCGAAAAAAAATGCGAATTCGCAGAAGGGAAAGAGCAATAAGCAAAGGTCATCAGCAAAAGCAGATAAACCAGCAAATCGCAGCAAACCCTCAAATTCTCCAGAAACGAAACCGATACGTGGCTCCAGGCGGTCACCACCAACAAACCCATTCCAGCCCGGTAACCAGCATGCACTGAAACACGGTGGCTACGGCCGCCGCATGCTGCTCTCTGATGCTGTGACGGAAGATGCTCAAGCGCTGACGCTGGATGATGAGTTGTTCTGGCTGCGAGCTGCGAGCCTCACCGCTGCGGAGAATATTGGCCGCTGGCGAGAAGAACTGGAAGGTAAGGATGGCGATGAAGCCAAGGCGCTGCACGACCTTATTTCTTCCGCTGAGAAATCCATGCACCGAAACACGGCGCGCATTGAATCCCTCGAGTACACGAAGGGGAACCTCGCGAAGATGCAGGTTGATTCAGCGTACCGAGAAGCAGCTACTGAGAAAATAGAGCTTGAAGTGGGCGTGTTGAAAGACGGCGGCAGCGATAACGCGATCGTCGTGCATAACGCATTGCCGATACCGGGAAGATGATATGGCTGATATTCACCTGCCTACGCTGCATGACGGGCAGCTGAAAGTCTGGTCTGATGCCTGGGATTACCCACTTAATGCAGTTCGCTGCGGAAGGCGTTGGGGTAAGACCTTTATGCTTTCCAGTGCTGCCGTTACGTACTCCACCGCGCCATTTAAACGCCCGGGAATGGATATTGAGCTCGGCGGCCGGGTGGGTATTTTCACTGCTGAATATCGTCAGTATCAGGAGATCTACGACAAGCTCGAAGAAATCCTGCTCCCCCTGAAGAAAAGCTTTAGCCGGCAGGAAAAGCGCCTGCTGCTGAAGAACGGCGGAAAGGTCGACTTCTGGGTTACCAACGACAACAAACTGGCCGGGCGCGGTCGTGAATATGATCTGGTTCTGATTGATGAGGCCGCATTCACCAAATCGCCAGAAATGCTCACGGAGATATGGCCTAAGTCCATAAAGCCGACGCTGCTGACGACAAAGGGCCGCGCCTACGTATTTTCTACGCCTGATGGTGTTGATGAAGACAACTTCTTCTACGCCATCTGTAACGACCCCAAGCACGGATTTCATCAGCACCACGCGCCGACATCTTCAAACCCGTTTGTTCCTCCTGATGAACTGGAGAAAGAGCGGGAGCGATGCGAGCCTCGAGTATTCCGCCAGGAGTTTCTCGCGGAGTTCGTAGACTGGTCCGCTGATGCTCTGTTTGACGTGAGTAAGTGGTTTGTCGACGAGCAGCCGGTTGATTACCCGGAAATGTGCCAGGCGGTATTTGCCGTCATGGATACTGCGGTTAAAGGCGGTGCTGAGCACGACGGAACCGCTGTTGTCTATTACGCCGTTGATATGCGTCCAGGGCTGATGCGCCTAACCATCCTTGACTGGGATGTGGTACAGATTGATGGCGCGCTGCTTGAAGTATGGATGCCTTCAGTGTTTGAGAGGCTCAACGAGCTTTCAGGCCAGTGCGTGGCCGTCAACGGCAGCCTGGGCGTTTTTATCGAAGATGCCAGCATGGGCAGCATCCTTCTGCAAAAAGGCGAAAGCCTCGGGTGGCCGGTCAATAAAATTGAATCAGCACTAACCAGCAAAGGGAAGGACGAGCGCGCCATTATGGCATCCGGTTATCACTACCGTGGGCTCGCGAAAATATCCCGATACGCCTACGAGAAAACCGCCGTATTCAAAGGTGAGACCGCAAATCACTTCCATAAGCAGGTTTCCCGATTCCACCTGGCCGACAAGAAAGCACAGAACCGCGCTGACGACCTGCTCGATGACTACACCTACGGGCTGATCATCGCGTTCGGTAACGGCGACGCACTCTGACGAGAAAACCAATGAACGAAGATGATTTCGAAATCGGCAGCAGTTCGCCGGAGCTTGTCACGCTCCTTGAAAGTGATGACATCCAGCCGGGGATGACGGCGGGCTATCAGACCTGCAAAACGATTTACCTTTATCACCCGCTCGGCGGGAAGATGGTCGACCGGCCGGTTAAGATGGCGATGAATGAGCCGCGTACCGTCCACATCGCTGGAACGTACTCGCTTGAGCAGCGCCTGCGGGATGCATTTGAAAAAGAGTGGAAAGCTCTCGGCGCGGATCGTCACATCGCTAACGCGTCGCGCATTGCTCGTATTTACGGTACTGCGGCAATCGCGATGCTGGTGGATAATCAGGAGCCATCACAGGCTATTGACTTTACCACTCTGTATAAGCACAACGTCAGCTTCAACATTCTGGACCCTCTCAACACCGCCGGCAGTATCGTGTTGAATCAGGATCCGAATGCTCGCGACTTCCAGAAAGTTGATGGCATTACCGTTGCCGGGAAGCCGTACCACAAATCGCGATGCGTCGTTATTCAAAACGAAGACCCGATTTACCTGGCTTACAACCCGGCTGCATTCGGTTTTACCGGGCGTAGTGTCTACCAGCGCGCTCTGTTCCCGCTGAAATCGTTCATCCAGACCATGCGTACCGATGACATGGTTGCAGTGAAAGGCGGCCTGCTGGTTACCAAAATCAAAGGTCCAAGCTCTGTCGTCAACAACATGATGCAGAAGCTCAGCGGCATTAAGCGCATGATGCTGAAGCGCGGGAAAACGGGGGAGGTTCTGCAAATTGGCGATACCGATACGGTGGAGTCAATCGACCTGAGCAACCTCGAAAAACCGCTCGACTCAGCACGTAACCACATCCTGGCGAACATCGCCGCCGCTGCTGACATGCCAGCAATCATCCTGAATAGCGAAACCTTCACCCAGGGGTTTGGCGAGGGTACGGAGGATGCCAAGGCTGTCGCCGTGTACATCGACGACATGCGCGCCTGGATGGAAACTTTGTACAACTTCTTCATCCGCATTTGCCAGTACCGGGCATGGAGCTTTGAGTTCTTCCAGGCTCTTCGCGCTGAGATGCCGGAATTGAAGGTTACGTACACCGCCTGCTTCACCAAGTGGATAAACAACTTTGAATACCGCTGGCCGTCCTCCCTGAAAGAGGCGGAAAGCGAGAAGGTGAAAGTTGATGAGATTCGCTTCAAAGCGATTATCAGCATGGCTGAGGTGTTGCTTCCTCAGTTGAAGGATGACCCTACGAACCGGGCAGACCTCATCGAGTGGATGCAGCAGAACGCCAACGCGAACGAACGTCTGTTCCCGCAGCGTTTGGGTCTGGATTACGACTCCCTCGAGGCAAATCCCCCAAAAGGGGAACCAACAGAGACTGAGCCCGGCGGCGGGATGATGCTATGAACACCTTCACCAGAACCGTACGCGATGCGGTGAAGTTCTTTCTGCGTAATGGGTATTCGTCGCGTGAAGAACTGGAACGCTGGCAGGCTCTAATCCGGCAGGCTGCTGAAGGGGAAACGGCTGACGATTACCTTGCGATGGTCACCAGGAGTCTGACGAAATCCTACGACCTGCAGGTTACCCGAGCGGGGGCACTGAAGCGGCACAAGGGGTTAACGCGTTTCACGATTAACTACCTTGAGCCGAAATTGCGCGCCGAGCTCGACCGCCGGATACTTTCCAGCATCGACCTGATTCAGCTCAACCGGCGCAAGGCCATCGACACCACGCTATCCCGCTTTAGTGGCTGGGCGAGCAGTATCCCTACGGCTGATTCCATCGCTCTGACGGGCGTGCAGGGAACCATGCTGGATACCGCCCAGCACATTCAGAAGTCTGCCGAACAGGTCGACTTCGAAGCGCGGCGGGTGATGATTGACCAGAACCATAAGCTGATAGCCAACATCGACAACGTGATCGCAACCAGTAATAACGCGATCGCGGCGATTTGGCACAGCCACTGGCGGCAGTCCGGGTATGACTTCCGAGAAGACCACAAAGAACGTGATCAGTTGTTCTATCTGATACGCGGAAACTGGGCGCAGAAAAACGGATATGTGAAAGCCGGTCCTGCGGGTTATCTCGACGAAATCACGCAGCCAGGTGAAGAAGTCTTTTGCCGCTGCTATGTCACCTACATCTACAACATCCGCAGTATCCCTGAGTACATGCTGACCCAGAAGGGTAGCAAGTTTATGGAGTCGATGAAGAAAGCAGCATAGGAGCATTGAATCGTGGCTATTTTCGCTAGCGGTATCATGTTCCGGCAGGGGAAGAAGATATTTCTCATCCAGCGCTCTGACGATGGCACCTGGTGCCCACCGGGCGGAAAGATTGAGCCTGGAGAAATGGCAGCTGACGCGGCAAGGCGTGAGGTGATGGAAGAAGTGGGTTATCAGTACGATGGCCCTCTGACACCGTACAGCGCTGCGAATGACTATCTCACCTACCGGGCCGACATTGGCACCACGTTCGAACCAACCATCAACGATGAATCTCTGGCCGCTGGCTGGTTTGACATCAACGATATGCCAAAACCGTTACACCCTCCATTTGCAGAGGTGATGGCGGCGCAGGCGCTCAATGAAACGCAGGTGGCGGCGCTTATTGCCGACGGTACGCTGAGCAGCCCGCAATTCTTTACCAACATGTGGATGTACGCCATTCGGGTGACCGGAACAGGCGTTACCTGGCGTTCCGCAGACCAGCAGATGGCATTCCGTAACCCGGATGACTATCTCACCCCCGAATTTCTCCAGCGCGTGGCCGGTGTTCCGCTTATCTGGCTGCATCCGGAGAAAAACAAGCTCGATAGCGATGAATTCGCCAGACGTGTAATCGGCACCCTGACTAACGCCTGGGTTGCAGATAACGGCGAGGTGTGGGCGATCGCCCGCGTGTATGACGCTGAAGCCGCCGAGATTATGGCGACCAGGCAACTGAGCACATCACCGACGGTCACGTTTAGTGAAGTGCCAGATTCAATCATCAAAGTCGACGGTCAGCCTCTGCTGGTGGAGCCATCCCCTCAGCTGCTAGACCACGTTGCAATTTGTGAACAGGGCGTATGGGACAAACTCCTTGACCCCACCGGCGTTAAATCTGATTCCATACCTAGTGAGGCTGAAAAGATGGACGAGGAAAAAATCGTAGCGCTTATCAACAAAGCGATTGATGCGCGAATGGCTAAGGCAGACGAAGAGAAGGATGCCAAAGCCAAAGCTGATGCAGAGGAAGCCGCCAAGAAAGAAAAGGCTGATGCAGAAGCGAAAGAGGCTGAAGAAGCCAAGGCTAAGGCCGACGCAGAAGCCGAAGAGAAAGCGGCAAAAGAAAAAGCCGACTCCGATCTTCGTCGTGAAATCGCCGAACTGAAAACGCGCATCCCAACTGAGTTGAATGATGAAGAGCGCAACGAACTGGCTGATGCACAGGTGAAAGCGGACAGCGTATTTGCGGCATTCGGCAATCGCGCCCCGCAGCCGCTGGCTGGCGAAAAGCCGATGGCATATCGCCGCCGCCTGATGGTTCAGTTGCAGGAACACTCTGCTGACTACAAAGGCGTTGACCTGTCATCTATCGCTGATGCTCAGGTGCTCAAAATTGCTGAGAAGCAGATTTATGCGGATGCGCAGTCGGCCGCAAGCCTGTCTGTTGGCCCTGGCCAGCTTCGTGAAATTAAACGCGCTGACGCCACCGGCCGCCAGATTAGCACCTTTGAAGGTGATCCGGCTGCTACCTGGGCACCCTTCCAGTCTGGCAAGCGCCAGGTAACCCGCATCAACAACCAGGCTTAATGGGAGCTTTAAAGCATGGCTAATTTATCACTCAACCCGATGACCACCACGAATGCACTTGGCTCATTTAGCGTGCAGTCTGACGGTTATATTCAGGGCGTGGCCCTGGACGATCCTGCAAACCGTTTCAACCTGTCCTCCGGTACCGTCGTATCAACGGAAACGAAACCCATGTGGGGCGGCCTGGCTATCGCCGAACTTTTGCCTGGCAACCAGTCAAGCCCGCGCGGCTCGAATATCCGCCGCGCAGCATCTGTCGATGAACTGGAAGGGTTTACGGTGTTTAACCAGGCACATAACGGCCTGACCACGCCACAATCTCCGGTGCCTCAGTTCGCATCCGGTATGAGCGTGTCTTACTACCGACTCGGTTCTAACATGCGCGTCCCGCTTAAAGCGTCTGCTCAAGTCGTTGCGCTCGGCACATCTGGTGCCTCGGTGCGTACTCCGCTGGCATGGAACTTTGTGCATGACGAAGTGACTACCGCTGCGGCTGCTGGTTACTCAGGCGCTGATATCGACACCACAGCCGTGGCATACGCTTCTGGTGTAGCGACTGCAACCACTGCTTCCGCGCACGGGTTGACCGCTGGTCAGTACGTAAAAATCAGCGGCGTGGTACCGGCTGCCTATAACGGCACTGTCGTTGTGTTGTCGGTCCCATCCACAACCACCTTCACCTACGCACCGGCAACTGCACCAAGCGGCGCAGCCACGACGCAAGGCACGATTGGCGCAGTAGATATTGCAGACATCACTCTTCCTGTGAAGCTGCTCGCCGTTGGCACGGAAAACGCTAAAACTGTCAGTTATGACAGCACTACCGGATTCCTGACCTGGGGCCACAACGACAGCATTGCGCTGGTCTTACTTTAATAGGGAGTTGACTTAAATGGCTGCAATTACCCCCAGCTACACCATCGTCAATCCGTCGTATGTTGCGCCGGAATTGATCATCAGTTACCAGCAGGCGTCCGGCGCGTTTGAAACCATCGCAAGTGGTAACCCGCAAGTTCGCCTTGGAACTGGCGACCAGTACGTTTACATGCGCAGCCTGGATATCCGCACCCAGGTTACTTCCAGCCAATCTGGTAACGGCAACCAGTTGCCGAGCGTGGCGCTGGATGCGCGCATGATTTCCACGCCAACCTACATGTTCCGCGCCCGCGGTATCTATGATCATCACGATACTGCCGCCGCTGGTAACTGGAATGTGGCATTACCCGAGGCTCAACGCCTTGGCATGCGTCAGGGCATCTTCCAGCAGCTCCGCAACGCGCTGCTGTTTGGTATGAATCCGGCAGGTGGCGAGGGTATGCTCAATACTGTTGGCGCAACCACTGAAACACTGCCGGCTGACAGCGACGGCAACACCACCGTTCTGACCTATGACCATGGTCAGATGGCGGTTTACCTGCTGGGCCATGTGCAGGCTGCGCTAACCCGCACCATGCAACTCGGCCGCCAGCTTCGCGTCGTCATCCTCGGCCCTCAGCGTGTGCTTGGCGCTATGGAAATTCAGCAGATTGTCCAGCTGACTTCATACCAGCGTCCTGGCGGCGGTACAGCGACCGTGAAAGGAACCATGGCTGGTGTGCTCTCTGATGCCGGTATTCAGATTGACTGGGTATATGACGACACCCTGATTGGCGCCGGTGCTGGTGGCACTGATGCGGTGATGATTACCATCCCTGAAGTTGAGGTGCCGGAGGTTAACCCGACCATCAACACGAACGAATTTGCGAAGCTGTCTCCATCTCTGGCGGCAAACGCACTGATGTTCTGCGATATGGCAGCGCCTCGCGAAATCCCGACGCCAATCCCTGGCGGCGCGGTGGATGTTCTTTCTGAACTGCGCTCCACTTCTGGCTGGGCTGTTCGTCCGGAAGCTATCACCATCCTGTCGATGGCCTATCAGTAATAATACAGTCGCAATCAAAGAGCTCCTTCCGGTTCCCGGAGGGGGCTTTTTTTTGAGGGAAATCCAGTGAAACTCTATATCGCCAATACAACCAAGCAGCGCCATATCTTCACCTTCCGCGTTCTGGAATCAGGCCGTCTGCGCCAAATCCCGATTACCCACGGCTCACAGATGATGGTGCATGACGGTTCCACCGAAGAACTGAATGCCATCATCAGCCACCATGCTGTTTACGGCCTGGTTGATGCGTCGAAAATCGACCAGAACAAAGAATTTATCGGCCTGTGCTACAGCATCGACAAGCCGGTTCCAGCGAATCTCATCGAAAAAGCGCTGCGTGATAACGACAGCTTCCTCACCCGCAACGCGCATAACCGCCGTCAGGCCTCCGTAGCGGCGTTGGATAGCTCTCTGCGTGAAAGCGGTACCGGTTACTCTGGCGACATGGAAATCAGCGCAGAGCAGACAAAAGGGCGTGACGATACCGACGATACCCCTACGGTGAGCGAAACCATCGCGACGGAGAAGCGGGGTAAAAAATAATGACCATCAGTCTGTCGGGTTTTATCGAATTCGTTCGAGCTGACATGGGGATCACTCCTGACCAGGTTCCCGACGACTCGCCGTCATTTTCTTTGGCATATGGCGGCGCGGTTGAGTGGGTTAACCAGGATATCGCGATCGTCATGCCGAACTTTTACACCGTTGCTGTGTACAACCTTGGCGCTTCGTTCCTGGTTAACTATGGTACCGAATCTGTTTTCGCAGAGTTCAGGAAGCAATACGGCCTCAATGACTTTAAAGCTGGTGTCATCACTGGCGCTGGTGATAACTCAACGAGCTCGCAACGCCTGGTCCCTGATTTCTTCAAAGACCTTTCTCTGGCGGATCTGCAGATGCTGCAAGACCCATGGGGCCGTCGTTATCTGATGATTGCGCAGCAGTTCGGCAGCTTGTGGGGGCTCTCATGATCACCCTGCATCTCGGTGTAATGGACATTCCCTACGAGGACGAGAACACCACCACTGGTGATGTGGCTGAGTTCCTCGAGGGGAAGTACAAAATCATGCAGACGTTCTTTGACCGACACGGCCAGGATATTGCTGCGCTGATGGCTGATGACCTGGCTGGTGGTATGGAAAATATGCTGGCCGGCGCACCGACGCCGCGAGATCCGTTCGCTGAATCGATGTCTCGCGTGCATGACCTGTTTGTCGCGTTCCTTGATAACGAAGAGCTGAACGGAATTGATGGTGTTCCAACCCGTCGCGCACTACTGGGCATCAGCAAGCGATTCAAGAGTAAAAAAGGTAATCCGAGACCCTCATTTATCGATACCGGAACATACCAGGCAGCGATGCGCGCCTGGGTAAGCGGGGTGCTGAATGCCTTCCCTCAGTGAACTGCAGCAAACTGCTAAGACCGAGCTTAACGCCGCTCTGACGCAGGGACTTGACGATCTAAGCCGCTATGAGGTGGTTCCCTTCACGAAGTACATCCGCAAGGTATTGCCGCTGGATGGCTTCGTTTTCTGGGTAAAAGCCTCTGTGCTGACTGATGATCCTGACCCGGCGCCGGATACGAAGGATGTTAAGGGCTTTTTGCACCTAACCACCGAAAGTATTCAGGACGACGAGCAGCTATACGACCGCAACGTGGTGACGTTTACCGCGCAATCGGATATCGACCCGTTCAATGACATTGGCGGCGACGTTCTCTACATTGGCGAGTTCTTTGGCATCCAGTTCTCGTTCTCCCGGCGTACTGGTTTGAATGAGTCGGCTGGACTTTTCCACTACACCGGCGAAGCGATTTTCCCGCATATGCGGTCGCAGATTATCAAATCTGCAGACGACATCGATCTAAGTGATGTTGTGGTGTCCAGTTCATTGCCTATCTGGTTGGCTCTCAACAAGTATATGCCCATGTACCCGGCCATGCTGTCGTTGCAGAACCTGACGCCGCCTTACGCAACCGTGAAGTGCTCAAACCCTACTGGTGTGGCCTCTGGCGCTTACATGGATGATTACTCAAGCCAATGGCAGCTCGTCAGCGAGGAAGTGACGATTTCTATAACCGGGTTGAGAAATTCCGCTGCGGAAGATTTCCTGACGTACGTTCACCAGTACACCATGAGCGATAGCGCTGAAATGGGGGTGATGAATATCCCTGTAATTCAGGATGACCGCATTACCCAGAACGAACTGAACATCATTGCGATGCGTAAAACCATCAAATTCACAATCAACTATTGCCAGCAGCGGATGCGAAACGTCGCGCGCCAGGTGATCGCTAAGTCAATTCCGTCCATTTATCCGGAGAGTTAATTAAATGGCAATTGTTAACATCAACGTATCGGTAACCAATCCGCCGAAGCCGCCCCAATTGCTGAAGTCCGGCGCGCTGGTCTCGGTCGGCGGCACCACACTAACAGCGGGCAGCTACCAGCTACTTTCTACGAAAGATGACCTGAAAAGCATTCTTGCTCCGGCGAAAACCATCACAGCTCTTGCCTGGGCGACGAACGTGGTTACGGTTACGCTTTCTGCTCCGCATGGCTGGACCACCGGTGATACCGTCCCAGTGGTTATCTCTGGCGCAGCGCCAACCGCGTATAACGGGGCATTCACGGCGACGGTCACCAGTTCAACAGCGTTTACCTATCCGCTCAGCTCAGATCCGGGTGCTGCGACAACCATGGGGACAGTGACTACGGTTAATGCCCTGGAAATTCAGCAGATGAACAGTGCTTACTGGACCCAGGGTACAAACCGCGCCGTGTATGTGCTTGAGCTCGGCGACGTCAGCAATACCGCTGCAGTTGCCGCACTGAGCGACTTTATCGACGAAGATATTGCACTGGGTAACACCTACCAGACGTTCTTCTCATACCTTGTTCCGCGTGAATTTGCTGATGAAGCGACATTCAAAACCCTTACCGGCCTTTATACATCGCCGAGCTCACTGGTTTACTTCTTCGTGACCACTACTATCGCAAATTATGCTGATTGGGTGGCAACCGAAAACAAGTCTGTGTGCGCAGGTGTTGAGGCTCCGGCAATTGCCGCAAGCGAGTTCTCTATGGCTGCGGTATTTCAATCATCGCTTTCGAATGACCCAGGATCCTCAAATCAGGTTCCGCCGATGTCCTGGCGCTTCATGTACGGTGTAACGGAGTATCCACCGGCAGGTAACAGTACACTGCTGAAAACGCTGCAGGATAACAGCATTAACTACATCGGCTCGGCAGCTGAAGGCGGGCTGAGCAACAAGATGCTGGTGGCGGGGCACATGCTGGATGGTAAGCCATTCAACTACTGGTATTCGGTAGCCTGGGCCGCCATCAACCTCGAGCTGGATTTGGCGAACGAAGTAATTAACGGTTCCAACACCAACATCAACCCGCTCTACTATGAGCAGGTGGGCATTGACCGTTTGCAGAACCGCGCCCTGAAGACGTTGCGCAATGGCATCAGCTACGGGCTGATTCTTGGTCAGGTAGTGGGGACAAAACTCACCCAGACCGATTTCAATGCTGAATATGAGAAGGGCACTTACGCAGGGAATGCCGTTATCAATGCCGTTCCGTTCTCCAGCTACACTAGCCTTAATCCATCGGATTACCAGGACGGCAAATATAACGGGCTTAGCGCCGTTATGACTCCGCGCCGCGGCTTCGAATCCATCACGTTCAACCTGAACGTAACCAACTTTGTAGGGGCGTAAAAAATGGGAAACCCAATGGTGCCTCAGGGCTTTTTGAACCGCGTCAAAGGGGCTATCTCGGTTACTGATAACCCCAATCTCAACATCACCGCGCCATACCTCGGGAAAGAGATGATTAGCCTTCGCCCTGATGGGGTTGCGACAGACATCATCCCAACAGCAACCGGGACGGTAGGTAGTCAGGTTCCATATCAGCAGGTGACGCTCACTGTACATCTGCTGAAAACTCAGTCCATCGGCGCGAGCTACCAGCAGCGCTTTCTGACCGATACCTCCCTGGGAGAGGTTGTGGTGACTCCGGACGCGACGACGTTCAGCAACTACACCCTGCAAAACTGCTATCTGGTCAATTTTAATGAGCTTTCATTCAGTGGCTCGGACGCTGGGTATGTTGTGACGATCTCTGGGTATCTGCCGATTAACGACAACATGTGGAACTGACCGTGAAAATTGACCGCAAACTAAATTTTGTCAGCACAGTTATTCGTGAAGATGGAACGCTGCTTTACCTGCACGCCGTACCATTGCCTTATGAAGTTGTTGAGGAAAACTGTGTGCTGCTTGGCAGCATGTTCAATAACTTCTTCTCAATGGTTGGTGGTATTGGTGCGCCGCGCGTGGCCGCCATGATGCTGCGCAAAGCGTTAAAAGCCCAGCAGGAACGAGAGCCTGGTGCGCCGACAATCATCGATGATATGCAGCGCCTTACCACTGTTGTCTGGAACGACGATGGCACATGGAAAACGACGCCTTTAGACACCGCATTCAAACAGGGAATTATCTCCCAGGATGAATACCGTGAAGTCGAAGGTGAGGTTGTTTTTTTTATGGTGGCCTCTGCTATTCAGAAGGCGAATCTGATCGCCGGAACAGTGGGACAAGCGCTCGATGCGTACAATGGTCAACTTACCTCATTGACCAGTACGGGGTATCGCGATTCTTTACCGACATCGAAAACGGATATCGATACCCAGACCCCGATTCCCCAGCAGGAACTGTCACACATACCCTCCTGACCTGGGCCTCCAATGAAGGCTTCCGCGAGCTCTGCCGTGAATTAGATATGGGCGACTATGAAAGCCCGTTGCAGTTCCGGCAGCGCTTCATCCTGGAAGCAATAAAGCAGAAGGGATACTTCAATGGCAGCTAAGGCGATTGTCGATATTGCTGTTAATGACGACAGCTTTAACTCATTTCTCGACAAGTTTAACGGGTATAAAAAAGCGGTCGATGAATTGCCAGAGGCCTGGCGGATGTCGTCACGTGGAATCGGTGATTCTGCGAAAGAGACCGAAAAAATGCGTCACAGCATGGATGCTGTCACCAAAGCCTTTACTGATGGCGTGGCCTCAATATCCGCGCTGAATGGCGGTCTGGATCAGTTAAACCAGAGCCTCGATAAAGCCGGTAAAACGCAATCAGACCTGAATAAGAAAACCAGCGGTGCCAGCAACTTTCTGAGCAAAGCCAGTAAGGATGCGAAAAGCCTGGCGGGGCACCTGAAGGACGCGACCACGAGCCTGTTGTCCTGGGGTAGCATCGTTGGTGTCTTCACTGGCCTGGCTGGCGCTGGTGGATTATGGGGCATGAATCGCCTGGCGGGTTCTGCTGCTGCTCAGCGCTTTACCGCCATGGGATTAGGGACAACTGCCGGCGGCCTGAACTCGGCAGCGGTGAACTTCCAGAGCGCGTTAGGTAACCCGGTAGGAACACTGGGGGCTATCCGTGACGCTCAGGCCGATCTCAGTAAGCGCTGGACCTTTAACGCCATGGGCGTTGATGCCAATCAGGACCCAACGAAGCTGTTGCCTCAGATGATTAAATCTGCGCGCGATATTTACGTGAAGAACGGCAGCACCCAGCAGGGGGCAGAGGCTTACGGGTTAACGAACTATTTCACTATTGATGACCTGAACCGCTTCAAAAAGATGAGCGATGCGGAAATTGACGCTATGGCGAAACAGGCCGCCGTCGATACGCAAAAGCTTCAAGTATCAGACCGCCAGTTGAAGCAGTGGCAAGATTTCAACATCCAGCTGGACCGCAGCAAGGTCAGCATCAGCAATACCTTTATCCGTGGACTGGCACCACTGACGCCGGAGTTAACCAAACTATCCGATGCGTTTTCAGGCGCCATAGATACCGTGCTGAAATCTCCTGAGCTGGGCAAATGGATAGACAGCCTGGCGGGCGGAATTCAGAAATTCGGCAATTACCTTGCTTCACCTTCGTTCAAATCTGACGTAGATGCATTCATGTCCGCAGTGGAAAAGCTGGGCAAGGTCATCATGAGCGTCATTGGCTGGATCACTGGTGACTCTTCATCTTCTGCTGGTTTGCAGGCTAATTCCTCATTCCTGAATAACACCGTGAAAACGGACGCGTCCGGAACTCACTATGTGAAGGGCGGATTGAGTGACCCTAACACTCCCGCGTTTTCTAAGTGGGTGACGAGAAAGCTATACGGGATGACCGACACTGCGCCTACGGAGTATGACCAGTACTTTGAAGAGGCAGCGAAAAAGTATGGTGTCGATTCAAAAATGCTGAAGGCCATAACTGGTGCTGAATCATCCTGGGATCAAAATGCAAAAAGTAAGGCCGGCGCACTTGGCCTGATGCAGGTGATGCCATTCAATTTCCAGAACGGTGAAAACCCGTATGACCCGCGTGACAACATCATGGCTGGTGCCAGGACATTAGCTTGGGCGAAAGGACAGGCTGGTGGTGATGTTGATGAGATGCTGCGTTATTACAACGGCGGAAGCCGCAGAGGAAGCAAAGAGAATGTCAATTATCCAGGCCGGGTTCGCGAGCAGTATATGGCCCTCTACGGGAAGAATATTCCAGCCATGGATCCTAACCAGCATGATGCTTATTGGCAGCGACAGACAGAAGCTAAAAATAATCAGCTTCTCCAGCAAATAGCTGACAACACTAGAGGCGACAGTAAAGGACTTACCATAAATAACAACACTGGCGGTAACGCCGTTGTGACCAGTACGCAGCTCGGAGGGTTTGGCTGATGGCATTTACGCGTGAGCTTTACCGGCTTGGCTTCGAGATCTCCCCGGTTATCCTCTGCGAAGGTATTGCGCAGGCGATTCCTGGCGGGATGCTGCCTATCGTAGCGCTGACGCAGAGCGCCAGCTTTGTCACAGGACTGCTTAGTGGTGCCTCCAACCTCACGAACATGGATAAGTACTTCTGTCACTGGCGGGCGCCGCAGGGCGGCACAATGCTGGACTATGAAATTGGCCGGTACCCGTTTGCAAACCAGACGGTGGCTGCGAACGCTCTGCTGGCTATGCCTCTGCAGATCTCGCTGATTATGGATGCACCGGTTAACGAGAACACTGGGACGATGACGAAGCTTGTCACCCTCAGTGCGCTACAGGCGGCACTGCAAGCCCACGCCAACCTCGGCGGTACATTCATTGTCGCCACGCCAGCGCTGATTTACAGCGGCTGTATCCTGAAGAGCGTCAGAGATGTTACTGGGGGCGGTGGCAGCGACCCCACTCCGCAGCGCCAATGGCTCTGGAGCTTTGAGCAGCCTCTCGTTAGCGAATCGCAAGCTGGTCAGGCGGTAAACAACTACATCAGCAAGATTGATGCTGGTGACGTTACAAACAGCAGCGCCTGGACTAACACCGTAGCGGCATTGGGTAACACCTCCCTTGGAGGTGGTGTATCCGATGCGATAACCGGCCTGATTGGGAAATTGAGCGGGACATTCGGCATATGAGCACAGACCTGTATCCCTTTTCAGGGAATGAGAAAACCAGCATGGTTTTCACTCCTGTTCTGGACGGTTCCGTTTATAACTGCCAGATAAAATGGAATATCGCTGGCCAGCGCTGGTACCTGAACGTAACTGATAACTCCGGGGCCCGTCTTCTTACTACCCCGATGATCGGCTCTCCCGTCGGTACCGATATCAACCTTCTATTCGGAGTTTTTTCTTCAACGAAAATGGTCTGGCGCTATCCGAATGCTCAGATAGAGGTGATCAGCTGATGCGGTATTACGATGTTAAAATCTCCTACCCACCAGATAGCAAAGGTAATCCCGGAAAGCTCTACAAGCAGTACTCAAGTCTGCGTAATGGGGTTTTTAATCCAGGCAACCTCATGGTTGAGTTTGATATCCAGAGATTCGGTGAGTCCACCCCGAAAGGCCAGAGCATTATTACCATTTGGGGAATAAGCCCTCAGGAAATGCAGCAGTCCCGACAAGATATGTTCGGTATGGTCATCGAAATGTGGGTTGGTATGTCCAAGGGATTGCCTTTGGCGAAACCAGGGCAGTCTGGATTGGTCATGAAAGGGACCGTATGGCAGGTGCTGGGGAACTGGCAGGGAGCCGAGTTGAGGATGGACCTGATCGTTACGGCAGGGGCAGTGTCTCCAACTAATCCAGCGCCGCTAGCCCCTCTAAACCTAACATTGCCGTGGAATAAGGGAATAAAGCTCTCTGTGGCTCTGACTCAGTGCCTTCAGAATCTTGGTGGTGGTTATCGATTCAATATCAGCATCAGTGACCGACTGATCAACAGCTACGATAGCCAGATGATATGCGGCAGTCTGACCGAGTTAGCCAGCCGGCTTAATTCACTAAGCCGCGGGATTATCCAGGACTCCAATTACACCGGCGTTGAAATCTCTGTCGTTAATGGCAATGAGATACGCGTCTTTGATAATGACTTCTCTAATCATTCAGATGGTAGTGAAAGGGGCAGCGCAAACTACCGCAGGAATAATCCAATCCAAATTGAGTTCACTGATCTTGTCGGGCAGCCGACATGGGTACAGTTTGGCGTTGTTACGATTCCCTGTGTCATGCGAAGTGATATTCAGGTTGGCGATTACATTCGCATGCCGAAAAAGCTAAGACCAATGGTCCAGGCATCCTCTTATTCGCAATTCCGCAATGATGCGACATTTACCGGGGACTTCCGCGTTTCTTCTGTTCGTTTATTGGGTAATAGTCGCCAACCAGATGCTAACTCCTGGGTGACCATTATTGAGGCGCAGCCGGCACCGGAGAACACTTCATCATGAGCACTGAGAAAAAGCTCAGCTTCGCAGGCAATATGAATAATTTTGCCGCGAACAAGATCGCCCAGGCCCAGTTAATGGCTGGGAAAGTTTTGCCGGCCGATGTTGTAGAGCGCAACGGGAATATGGTGGTTATACAGGTTCTTCTTCGCAACGTGCCTTATGTCGTCCCTCACCTGACAGTACCGCTGTTCGGACCGGAGTATATCCGCTATCCAATGCGGCCTGGCAACAAAGGCATTTTAATCCCGGCAGATACGTATATCGGTGGCATCAGTGGGCTCGGCGGCGGTACTGCTGACCTGACGCCACCGGCTAATCTCAGTGCGCTGACGTTCCTCCCAATTAGCAATACTGAGTGGGAGAACGTCGACCCTAACGTATTGACGATGTATGGCCCGGAAGGAGTTACTCTCCGTGATTCCGGAAGTAAAACAACCTTCCTGCTCACCCCTACGAGCATAACGATTGCTACACCTGAACAGTTCAAAGTTACTGTCGGCGGCACTGAGCTTACGCTCACCGGCACTTCATGGGCATTAACTGGGCAATCTGGAACCATTCAGGACAGCGATGCCAGTACCAGCCCGTCAATCATGCATACCGGCTGGCAGCAGTTGCTGGCTTGGCTGAATGCACACGAGCATACAAATGGGAATGGCGGGAGCAACACTGGTGCGCCAACAACTCAGTTTAACGGGAGCATCACGCAATGAGGACATACGGACGGGATGAGAGCGGGAAGTGGCTGAAGGTTGAGACGGACAGTAACGGGTTTAATGATTCGGTTTATCTGACAACGCTCATTCAGAACCTGAAACTGGCACCTCAGGAGTCGCCGTTTTTTGCGGAAAACGGGATACCGGCAAACGGCTCTGTGATCCAGCAGATTCTGCCAACATTTTACGTTAACCGGATTCAGCAGCAATTCAGTCAGTATTTTTCCTCGCTGCAGATCGCTCTGACAGAGAGTGACCCTCCGGCCTACACCATTACAGCCATTACGAACTCGGGCTCAAAAATAATAACGCAGGTATATGTATGAGTGATTTACCAGTCATTTATGATGAATCTGGCCCGGTCCCGCAAACCGCCGAGGAGTTGCGCGCCAAAATCGTATCTCTGGCCACTACAATGTCTCCGGGCATTACTACTGAACTTCCTGGTTCATTAATTGAGGACATGGTCAGCACCACTACCGGCGGTGCGATTGTCTGCGACCAGGCCCGCGTAGATCTCCTTAACTCAGTCGGACCGCTAGGCGCGAACATTTTACTGCTGAACTTACTGTCTCAACAGTACGGTGTTCCTGGGCAAAAATCAGAAGGGCTAACGACGGTTCCAGTGTCGTTTTCTGGGCCCGCAGGATTTGCCATCCCTCAGGGGTTCCTGGTATCGGACGGAAATTACCAATACGCATTGGATGATGCGACGATCATCCCGTCTTCAGGAACGACATCACCTGTAACCTGTAATGCCACGGTGGGAGGGGTATGGGCTGTTCCCGCTGGCACGGTGACCAATATAGTAACGAGTTTGCCTGCGGACATAGCGCTGACCTGCACAAATCTCACCGCTGGCGTACCAGGTAGTGAAACCGAAACCGTACCAGAGTATAGAGCTCGAGTGTGGGATGCTGGAATGATGACCGTCCAGGGCTATCCGGGGTTTATCAGAACAGGGCTTAACGCGGTAGATAATATCGTGGCCAGACTCACCTCTGTCGTTCAGGATGGTGAGCGCTGGGTGATCATGTGTGGTGGTGGCGACATTTATTCAATGGCGGGCGCTATCTATAAAGCAGCGGGTGATATTAGTCGATTGAAGGGAAGCACCTTGAATGTGACGGGTATCAGTAATGCCAACCCAGGAGTGGTTACCACTGATTTAACTCACGGATTTTCGTCTGGGCAAGTTGCCAGAATCACCGGAGCGAATGGCATTACTGGCGTGAATGATGTCGATCTGACGATTACCGTGATTAACCCTCATTCGTTCTCGATCGGTATTGATACCAGCAGCTCAGGAACATGGACGAGTGGTGGGGAAGTTACGCCAAACCTCAGGAATCAGACGGTAACGATTAATGACTGGCCTGATAATTACGCAATTCCTTTCGTAACGCCATTACAGCAACTAGTTACTATAACGTATCAATGGCGTACTGAAGGCGTTAACTATCTGACGGATGCGACCATCTTGTCTTTGGTTTCTACTCCGACAATTAATTACACCAACGGAATATATTCAGGAAAGCCGTTAAACATTAATACTCTCAAGGATGTTTTTCTTGACTCTGTTAATAGCACGCTTAATAAAGACCTGTTTAGTGTTCTTAATGTTGTTGTGACAGTTAACGGAACAATTACGGATGTTGATGTCAATACCAACATCATTAGTGGTGACCCATACAGTTATTGGTTTATTCCTGATGATGGGGTTTATGTTTCCGGAGCATAATGATGCTTGAAGATATTATCCGTGCTTATCTTTACACCCAGTATAACGATGATGAAAACCTGCAAGCATTTATTGATGCGTACAACACCGTAGCAAAAAGTGTGTATGACTGGATGGTCAATGCTAACCTCCCTGTATTTATTGGGCCTTATAATTCTGGCGACCAGTTGAAATGGATTGCTGCGGGCATCTATGGCGTAAGCCCGCCAATACTCATCAGTTCGAAGCAGAATATCTACGGTCCATATAACGCATTAACCTTCAACACGATTGAGTTTAACGGTAGAAAGCTCGTAGACCAGTCTGAGCAGGTTGTGGCATCCGACGACTTGTTTAAGCGAGTGATGACATGGAACTTCTACAAAGGTGATGGGTTCTACTTCACCATTCCATGGCTTAAGCGCCGTGTTTTGAGGTTCCTTACTGGTGTTGATGGTGTCGACGTTGTCAACGACCAGCGCTGGAGTATATCCGTGCTGTTCTCGTCATCCGGTGCAACGATCTCAATCATCAAGGGTTACCGAAAGCTTACCGATTCAGCGATGTTTAATGCCAGCGCATTCAATACGCGCGCCTTTAACCAGAAGAGCAGCGTTCTGATTAAAAGCACGGAGTACGAGTATGCTACGTTGTTCAAACAGGCCTTTGATAGCGGCCTGCTGCATATGCCATTTTATCAGCCAGTTACCGTAACGATAGTTGGATAATTACACCCTGATATCTTCATTATCATGCCTTACAGAAACTTTGTTCTTTTTTATTTCATTGATGGTCCTGTTGTCTGACACTATTGATAAATATATCTTTAAACATGTGCATATTATCAATGAAATAATTGTAAGGCTGAATATGAATAAGCTCAGTTTAATTGTAAGGAGTGCTGGCATGCCATCTTGAGTCCACATTTCAAAACAAAGAACAAGCAATATACAAGATAGCGCTATTGTTAGCGTCGATAGTGATGCTAGTAATATTTTAATTAATGCTGCTGCAAAATTATTCATTAGTAATCCCTTTATGTTTTGATAATCAGGAGGACAAATGTCCTTAACCTTACTGGCATCAAACAATGCCTCAACAGTGCTTGCCTCGTCAATCAATGCTAGCGCCACGACGCTTACGGTAAACACTGGCGCGGGTAGCTTATTCCCTAGCCCGGTAGCGGGAACCAGTTTCTTTAAGCTTACTCTCATCGACGCGGCGACAGGGCAGTTAACAGAAATTGTACACGTCACAGCCAGAACTGGCGATGTGATGACGATTGAACGAGCGCAAGAGGGGACTGCCGCGCGAGTATGGTCAGCGAACGACATCGCCGCAAACATGATGACTGCAGGTACGCTCTCTTACATCCTTGCGAGTTTCCAGCCTCTTGATGCCACACTGACAGCTCTGGCAGTGTTAACTGGTGCTGCAAACAAGTTGCCGTACTTCAACGGCATCGACACTGCTGCGCTAACTGACCTTACTGCTTTCGCCAGGGAAATTCTGGCGCAAACTGATGCTGCTGGCGTTCTCTCAAAGCTTGGCGCCGGTAACTCAGCAACCAGAAACGTAGGAACAACAGCGGGAACGGTGGCTGCTGGCGATGACCCGAGAATAGTTAATGCTATTACGGCATCATCACCAGCTGCATGCACTGCATGGGCTAATTTTAATGGGATCTCCCCGGTAACAATAAAAGACTCGATGAATGTTAGTTCGATTACCAGACTAAGCACTGGCAAGTATTTGGTAAACTTTACTAACCCAATGGCAAACACAAACTACTGTCCAGTATTATCATTTGGCGATGGAGCTACCGCAGGGACGGGCTCAGCAGTGATATCAATGGATGGTAGTGGGGTAAATGGCAATCCTCTTAAAACAACAAGTAATGTTACTATATATTCTCGCAGTACGGGAGGTGCCCTTGATTGTGCTGAACTTAATATTATTATATTCGGAGGTAAATAATGCAGGAAGTAATTGTTTTTGAATTTCAAGGTGGAACGGCAGTAATGTCTGTGGCATCAAATATTGGAATGACGACTCTGGAAATTGGAAAAAAGGATGTGCCTTCTGGAGTTCCATTCTGGATTGTAGACGCTGCCCAGGTCAGTGATTCTTTTAGCGTTGACCAAGAGTCAATGGGGGAACCATCTGGCTTTGGCAAGGCAGGGGATGTGTAATTAGCCGGGAAGGTAATAATATTAACGCCACCCGGCAAAGATGATAATTAGCTTTGAATTGAACTTTTAGCTTGTTTCATTAGTATATCTTTACCTATTTGAATAAAAGGCTTCTCAATTAAATTATAAGTCACAATAGATGTGAGTATAACAATTGCCAGTGTAGCAATGGACAGGGCGGTGTTCATGTATGGGCCGCCCGCGTCGATAACTCTAGAATTGTCGATTATCTTTGTCAGTTCGATCCCAGTAAACTTCTGCGTAACTATAAATATTGATGTGATGACCAAAAGAACTGCGGCATGAGTCATATATATAGAATATGATAATTTTCCAGCCCAAACTAAAGGTGTTGCTGTCAACAGCTTTGATATAGGACCTTTTTGAAAAGAAAATATAGATATGCAGATTGCAAATACAAAGCTTAGCATTATGTTTTTATGCTGCAGATCAGAAGTTATTAGTGAGTATATAATCACAGGGATTACAATCTCAAGTGAAATAAAAATGCAAGTTAGCCTATCATTATCAATGCGGTTGTGTATGCGCCTTATCAAAACATAGGTTAAAGAGCCAAGGAAAAAGCAGGAAAGCCCCCTCACCACATTAGGAGTAAAGTAGTAGTAATTATAAGCGATAAATAAAAATGCAGTTGCTGATATGGCGACCCATGAAGCAACTCTTAGCCTCCAGCTTAACATCAGAGTAAAGAAGAAAAGGATATATGTATAAAACTCAATGCTAATGCTCCATGCAGGGCCATTGAAACTTTCGTTTTGAGTTAAGTGTGTCCATGCCTGAACAAGAAAGAGATTAGGCAATATTTCACTAACATCCTTTGTTATTGTGAATGAATGTATCTGAAAGCTTACACCATGCTTCTCCGCTACTAGTTTACCAAACTCTAGAATGATCATTACTGCTAGTGTGAATACATGAAGAGGGTAAATCCTGAAAAACCTTGCCGTTATATATTTTTTAAAACTAAGGTGTTGCTTGTATGCGAATCCGTGGGTCAAAACGAAGCCACTTAATACAAAAAAGAATTCTACAAATACATTGCTCCCTCTAAAAAATGGTAGCGTGGATAATCCATTGATAATAGTCATATGGAAGAAAACGACACAAATGGCACAGATCCCCCTGAAGCTATCTAAAACCTCAAATCTGTTTTGCGCTGGATTTCTTTCAATCATACATTCCTCATAATATATTTATAATTGTCTTATTTTTTTGGTGAACATTCTAATGAAATACTTTTGTATTATCAATGCTAGATTATTAAATTGACATGCTTTCTTCGTGGATAGAAAAATATTGTCATAACAATGCGTGAAAACCTTTTGTTGTTGATTTTTTTTGTGACTAGCGTTGTGTTTTTCTGTTATCGAATGATGTAGGAGGGTGACTGGCGTGGGCAGGAAAAAATTGGCGCAAAACAACTCAAAACCGGTGAAGGTGGTGATGAGTCTTGCGCTAATGCTCTGTTGTGCCATGGATGTGACACGCACATGGCAACACCTTACATCAACATTCTTTTTGTGCCATCAACATAACCATTGTGAATGCGGCTAATGCTTGTAAAAACAGATAGTTAAAGTAGGTGCTTCTGATTCGTAATGCGAAGGTCGTAGGTTCGACTCCTATTATCGGCACCATTTCAAACTCCTCCCAGGTCTACCGAACTCAACTAAAAGCCCGTATACTGCGGTTCCTAGCCCGTATTTTATCTCCTGTTATCAACTGTACTCAACCAGAATCAAGTCACAGTTGCGGGCATAAGTGGGGGCATTCTGTGTTCGGTCCAGAGAGATGCCCCCAATGAAGCTTAATGCCCGACAGGTAGACGCTGCTAAACCCAGAGAGAAAGCCTACAAGCTGGCAGATGGTGCTGGTTTGTATCTTGAAGTCGTTCCCTCTGGTTCTCGATACTGGCGAATGAAATATCGCTTCAATGGAAAAGAGAAGCGTATGGCTTTTGGTGTTTATCCTGCAGTGTCTCTCGCACAAGCGAGGGTACTACGTGATGAAGCCAAGAAAAAACTGGCCGAAGGTATCGATCCATCGTTTGCGAAGAAAGAAGAAAAGCTGGTTCGAGATGTGCAGCTCAATAATACGTTCCAGTCTGTGGCGCTTGAGTGGCACGGTACGAAGGTGAGCCGGTGGTCAGAAGGCTATGCCTCGGACATTATCGAAGCTTTCAATAAAGATATTTTCCCCTATATTGGCCAGCAGCCGGTGAATGAAATCAAACCGCTGGTTCTGCTTAATGTGCTGCGTCGAATGGAAAGCCGTGGCGCGACAGAGAAGGCCAAGAAGGTTCGCCAGCGCTGCAGCGAAGTTTTTCGTTACGCCATCGTTACTGGACGTGCGGAATACAACCCTGCAGCAGATCTAACCAGCGCGATGTCAGGGCATGAATCAAAGCATTATCCCTTCCTGACTGTTGAGGAGTTACCAGACTTCTTTAAAGCTCTCTCTGGTTATACAGGCAGCCCGCTGGTTGTTCTTGCCGCACGTTTGCTGATACTTACGGGAGTTCGCACCGGCGAGCTTCGAGGTGCTTTCTGGAGTGAATTTGATCTTGAGAAAGCGGTGTGGGAAATTCCTGCCGACCGAATGAAGATGAAACGGCCTCACCTTGTGCCCCTCTCTACCCAAGCTCTGGAAATCGTACAGCAGCTCAAAGTGATGTCAGGGCAATATCCACTGGTGTTTCCTGGAAGGAATGATCCCCGCAAAACAATGAGCGAAGCGAGTATTAATCAGGTGTTTAAGCGGATTGGATACACGGGGAAGGTAACGGGGCATGGTTTCCGCCACACGATGAGTACGATTTTGCATGAGGAAGGGTTCAATACAGCGTGGATTGAAACCCAGCTTGCGCATGTCGATAAGAACGCGATTCGAGGGACGTACAACCATGCGTTGTATCTGGAAGGACGTAGGGAGATGATGCAGTGGTATGCGGATTATATTGATAACATTGGGAAATATAAAATAATCATGGCCTTATGATACGAACCTTAAATTGGTCCTTTATTAGTAGGTAGCGTGAAATCTAAAGCTTAGCTCCTCCGTTTTTGGAGGAGTTCAACCCCCGTAATTTTTTGTACTGATTTACATTTGCGTCTGACTGTTTGCTTAGTGCCAGGAACGGACATAGAAAACACGATGTTATAAGATTAGGTGCATCTATCCGATCGTATTCATTGGACGTAATTATCGTACTAAGCCGATCTCAAAGGAAAGGATTAATCAGGTAATTGAGTTATTAGGATAAAAAGGAAGGCTGACGGGGCATGGTTTTCGTCTCACAATGAGTATCATTCTGCACGAAGAAGGATTCAACTCTGCATGGATCGAAACACAGCTTGCACATGTGGATAAGAACGCTATTCACGGGGCTTACAATCATGCACAGTATTTGGAAGGGAGACAACAGATGATGCAGTGGTATAGTGATTACATAGATAGTTTGTCTAGAAATAAACGTCCGCAATTTTTTCTTCAAAAAAGGCAGTATGAACAATAAATCTAGTTGATGCATACAAAGGTTTATTGTCGATAGCAAGAGGAGCGTCAAAATCATGAATGTACAGGAAACCAAATTTTCATCTAAAGAATTTCTAAGGCGCCGTCGCCCTGAAAAATTTTCTGATTCAACAATCAGAGAGACTGGTACTTTAGATAGAGTTGTACTGGAACACTTCCTCTCTACGCTAAATACAAGAAATCAAGAACTACAATTCGAAGATTTTGCAAAAAAAATATGTGAAAAAATAATTTGCCCTAATCTCCTTGAACAAACTGGTCCTGTAGCAGGGGGGGATGGTAAAACTGACACACAAACATTCCCTGTTTCGGAACAGAATAAACTTCTTTGGTTCGAAGGTGTTAATGAAGCATCAAATAAAGAACGTTGGGCCTTTGCGGTAAGTACACGTAAAGACTGGAAGAAAAAATGCCATGAAGATGTACTTAAGATAAAAGAAACAGATCGTGGGTATACTAAAGTATTTTGCGTAACGAATCAATCTGCAAAGTCCAATATTCGTTCAGAGGTTGAGGATACATTAAAAACAAAAACTGGAATAGATGTTCGTATATTAGATATTAATTGGCTATTAGATCAAATTTACAAAAATAATTTTGAGCAATTGGTCATTGATTCATTGTCAGTTCCAACGCAATATAAAAGAGAAGTTGTTTTTGGAGAAAATGATTATAAAAAGCATAAAAAATATGAAGAATTAATCGAGTATATTAGAGATAAAATAAACCCTGCTGAAATTTCATATGAACAGGTGGATATGTTTTTAGAAATTGCAGAGTTAAGCGCTGAACTTGAGAAACCACTAATTGAAACACAAGGTCTATTTGAAAGAGCTATAAAAATCTCAAAGAAATTCGGGACTAATCAACAATTGCTGGATGCGTATTATCAATATGCCTGGAAGTCTCATTTTTGGATGGAAGATTTTAATCTCTTCGAAGAAAATCTTCAATTTGCATATGAAAGTATTGCATCATCAACTAATTCCTCAAAATGGGAGAAAGTTTTAAATTTAGTAACCGTTCATAAAAGTTATATTAGACTTAACAACGCAACATCTACAATCGACATTGAGAATATTGAACGTAACATGCTCGCTAAACTAGATGAGATAGCTGAAGATGAATCACGTCCCAGTAATGCACTCACAGCGAGAACTCACAAAGCTATTTATAAATTGACAACGTTTTCAGATGTAGAAGATGCTTCGGTTGTATTTGAAGAGTTACATGAGATTTTTAAAAATAGTGGGAATTTAATAGGCTATCCCTTTGAAAAAAACTTCCAACTTTTGAACGAACTAGATGACATTTTTTTCGAGGTAGATGCATATGAAAATTTATTAGACTATATGACTGAGCAATCTGCTGTTAGAGGCGGTGAAGTTAAAGGAGCATTATTAAATCTACGAAGAGGTATAAAGAGGATTCAAAATGGTCACCCTTATCAGGCAATCAAGTATTTAGGAAAATCTTTTATTCCACTTTATAAAGAGGAATCACGAGATAAATTTATATTAGCATTAAAAGCTATTGCTTATGCTTACGAATCCATTGGGTTGCTATGGAGTTCACGTTCATGCTTGCTTCTATCCGCTTCTTTGATTACAGATAACTACTGGAAGTATGATGAGATATCATTAAAGCAGGCTGATATTTATTATAGTTTATGCCTAGCAGAAATAAAACTAGGGAAATTAGCACATGCTCTTTTATGGTATGAACTGTTTTTAATAATTAACCAAAATATCAGTGATAGCCCGTTCGGCGATAAAGAAAATCAGCAAGTTGATTTTTACATAAGTCAACTCATTTTGAACACTGACCTAAATGGAATAAATCGACAGAGTAATATTCCCGATGAACTCGATAGATTAGGTCTTTTTGTATCATCGGGATGTCTTAAATATGCTTTAGGTTATATTGAAGATTTTGAACGTGAGTACGAAGTTACTGCCGATAAAGATCATAATGATTTTTTGCAAAAAATACGTGACTTTGATGCTGGATTCAATAGTAAAGGCATAAAAGATAACTATGATAAACGAGGAATATATACATCTTTTATTTTTGGATGCACCATAGAAATTAACTTTCCGAATCGGTCACCATTTATAGAGTTTTCAACTAGTATCTTAGCACTTTTAGAGAGTGCTTTTGCAACTTGTACGATTGATAACATCCATCTGAAAGAAGCATTCTTAATTATTGAAGTAATAGCAGATGATGAAGATGAATTATCCTTATCACATGAAATAAACAGCAATAATGGAAAACTAAACCTTACTATAAATTGCAATGGTTTTGAGACAAGTGCATTTAGAATCGATGCTCAACAAAAAATCACTAATGAATTCAAGAAAATAGTATTTGATCTTCTACCTGAGTTATTTTTTATAAAAAATACAGAATACATTGAAAGAATGATATTCGAAGATGCTGCATTTGACAGGGCAATTAGTTTCGGTGCCTGTATCAAAGCGATTGAAAATGTTCTTGGAAATGATATTGATCAACAAATTAAGAATATTTATTCCACCAGTGCTGAAAAGAAAACTTACTCTCTTTTAAGAGATAAATCCTGGGATAGTGAATTTCCGAAAGTGTTGGAGGTCGAGGATATAAATGTTCCAACACCTGGTAAAGGAAGAATACCTGAAGAGGAACTTAATTCCGAAAATATTACGCATAAAGATTATTCAATACAAAGCCTAATCAAACCTCGTCTATGGGATAGAACACGCTGGCAAGGAGTAGGCTTCGCTCAATTAAAATCGTGTTATCCAGGGTTATATCTATTATTTAAACACCCCGATATAGGTGAGGATATTTTTAAAGATCTTATATCATCAGTAGGCTTGGTAGATAGTAAAGCCAGATTACGGGTTTGTATTGTCAAGGGTATTTCAGTTAAAAACCCAACTCATTATAGAGTACTGATATCTGAAAATATGATGACAACGCCATTAACTAAAAGAATGACAATGATCAGTAGAATTAATACGATGACTCCTGATAGCAATGTCAATTTAGAAAGATTTCTTGCTGCGTATCAGGCCTGTGGAAAATTCTATCTTGGATGTGATGCGATGTTAAAAAATATTGTTCCTGAGCATCCACAAAGAGATAGTTTAGGGATAGAAATGAGTACGTTAGATGTTAGGTGGGCTTGGGAAATTGGGTTAAATGATGTTGATTGTATTGGGGTTAATTTAAAAGAAGATGACCCCTATATCCCTAGTGATGTAGCTGAGATCCCATTATTGCAATTGATAAACAGTAAATAAAATGTTTGCTAAGAATACCGCCTCTTAAGGGGGCGGGTTCTAAACAAATCTTTAGCCTCTTCACTAATGCTATTAGTGTTATCGCTTTCACAATAAATTGCCGACCTGCCCCCCATTGCTTAACACACATCGAAGTAAGTATGCATTCTGAATGACCCTGACCCCGAATATGCTCCAGTCATAATCAGGAATAACCGGCTTCATGTTGGTTGCGTATTCTGGCAACCGGCAGACTTTTCAGCAAATTCGGACGGGGCCATCCAGCCCAGCGCAGAATGGGGACGTCTCTGGTTATAGTGTATGCGCCAGGCCTCAATTTTGCACCGTGCATCCTCCAGGGACATAAATGGTCGTTCTTCCTGAATATGGTCTTAGGCGGCGTTCTGGGGCGATTTATCACCCTTCGCGTGTGGATCGGCTGGTGGGTTTTTCAGTAGCCGTGAAATGCATTCTCTCCGCGTTGCGCGGCGCTCATCTTCGCTTAATGCGCGAAACTCCCCCATGTTCAAACGGGCGTTGATGCTCAGGTAAACGCGGTACACGAAATCACTCACGCGAACGCCTGCCAGGTGTGACGGTGTGCCGAGCGGCTTGCTGTATTTCGGACGACTTATCGACTCCATCGCTCTCTCAATCATGTACCCGGGCAGATCGGTTTTCTTCAGCTCGCGCTTACGGGCGCTTTCAGATTTCTTGGCCTCGCGGCTCTCCTTCTTCGCTGCTCTCTGTTCCAGTTTTGCCTGGTATGCCCTGTCCTTTGTCTTCCCTCGCGGCTTATCAGGGATGCCGGTTAGCTCCGCCACCTCACCAGGGGCGAATTTCTCCCGCGTGTTTGCTGGCTTGCGGGTGCCGTCTGCTTTCCATGCCCATCGCTTAACGGTCGCGATGCAGGAATCATTGCGTGGCTCTACAACCCAGTCGAGCAGGTGCAGCACCTGGTGCTGCGGTACCGTCACCCATAGCAAGTTTTCCGGGACGTGTGCTGCCGGGTCTTCACGCTTGAGCGGAAACCGGTGGCACGGTATCACGTGGTGATTATGGTAGCCGGGGCGCTGCTGGGTGTGGCGGGTGGGTCTGCCGTTCCGCTGCTCACACTTGTGGATAAGCAACGCCTTCAGCTCACCCACCGGCAGTTGCTCATAACCAGGTATCTCGAATCCGATATGCGGCATGACCTTGACTACACGGGCGAACCGCTTACGCGCGATCAAACAGAGTGGTGTGATCTCCTTGGCCTTTCGCGCCGCTGCCAGGTTGGCTTCGTGGTTGACCTTCCTCTTTTCCGCGTTATTCGCCATGGGGCACCGCCACCAGCAGTAACACTTCAACTGTTCTCATCAAACAGCCTCCTTGTTCATGCGCTGGAATCGCTCCCAGCGTGCTACCAGGTTCGCCGGGTCGATCGCTCGGCGCAGCTCGGCGATCGGCTTGCTGTGGTACTGCTGTAAATCCGGGTCATCAGCCAGCGCAGCGGGGTTAACGTGAACGGTCAACGTCTCCGGGCAGATAGCAATGATTCCCGCGTCAAACAGCCGGTGCAGGTCAACGCGCAGCAGCAGCCCGTTGCTGTAGTGGTCAAGGCCACCGGCGCTGTGCTCCACCAGGTGCGCCGCCTCGGTGCGCTGGCGCAGGCTCGCGCCGGTAATCACGCAACGGTCGAAACAATTGCGGCGAACCGCTGCGGCGAAATCAGCTTGATCCGGGCGGCTGGTAACCGTCACTTCATGACCTTCGCGCTTAGAGCGCGTAGGAAGCGTCAGGACGGGCGCAGGCTCTTTCCGCTGTACTGGTTCAGGTTTAACGGCGATCGGCTCAGGCTGAGGCGCTGGCTGCGGCTCCTGCACGACTTCCGGCACCAGCTCCACTACGGGCACCTTTTCCGGCTCCGCTTTCACTACCGGCGGCTTACTCATACCCATAAAGCGAACCGCCAGCGCATCAGCAGCCAGACCGCTATCGCGGTGCTTATACAGGTACTGACGGAACTCCGGCAGGCGTGCGCCCACCAGCTTCACCGCACGCACCATGCCGGACTTGTTCACCTGCGGATTCTTCATTTGCAGGTTCGGCAGGTCATACGTGCGCGGGTTCTTGTGCGCCGTGGTGATTGCGCCTGCACCGGTCAGCGTGCGGGGGGCTTTATGACGCGGAACGACATCAACCGGCTGCACATCTTCACGCTCTGCGGGCGGGACATACGTTGTGCCGTTCTTCTTCGCCAGGTACGCCAGCACTTCACGCATATCAACGCGCGTTTTCTTGCGCTCTTCAATGCCACTATCAATCTGGCGTTCCATTTCCGCGCGGCGCTCAATGTAAAGGCGGCGTGACTCTGTTACCACGGGGTGCGCGTCCAGCTTCGCGGCAACATCTTCAGCAGTCAGATTTGTCTCTGCCAGCCCATTCACCAGCGACCGCACCTTGTCATAGTTCGGGTGGCGGCTGGTGATACCCAGACGACTAAAGGCGTTACGGATCACCACGTCCCAGCGCTTACGATTCTCCGCCTGTTGGGCTTTTTTGTATAAATGACTCTCTCTTAGGTCGCGAGTGATTGCTTCCAGACTAAACCCCTTATTCAGCCTGGTGCGGATGTACTGGGCGATGGCCTTATAACTGGCGTAACCCTCGTTAACGCGCAGCTCAGAAAGCGCCTTTTGCACACCAATCCTGATCGCTTCCGCGCGTTCATTCGCCCTTTTTTGGGCTAGGGTTATCGTTTTGGCTTTGGTCTTGGCCTTTTTTTTCTTCGCCATCGTTTAAATCTCCCGCGCCAGCAGCGCCAACACGGTACGCTGCGACAGTCCGCACCAACGCGAAATCACCGTGTCTTTGAAACCAGCAGCGTGCAATGCCTTCACCAATTCCGGCATCGCTCTCTGGCGCTCCAGGCTATTCAACCGGCGGCGATACTCAGGTTCGCGCCAATGGGAGGACTCCAGCACCTTATCCACCAGTAGACGGGCGGTCTGCTCTTCAGTTAAGCCAGCGCGGAAACACAAGGGGATCAGCGATTTCTTTTGATTGCTATTCATCGTCACTTTTTTCTTTTTGGGTCGCTCTATGGCGGTTATTTGCTGTTAGCGGGCGCTGGCTCTTCAGAAAGTGGCTTGATGTCGCTAATGTCTATCTCACCGCGCAGCTGCGCCAGGTCATGCGCCGTCTGGAGCTGCATGAAAAATTCCGGCGTACTGCCCATCGCGGCGGAAATGCGGATCGCCAGTGATGGCGTTAATGCTGTTTTACCGCTCAGGAAGCGGGAAATCGTTGCCGGGGTAACGCCGATATTCAGCGCAAATTGACGGGCGCTTATGCCCATGTCTGCCAGGTCGCGGGCGATCATTTCGCCCGGGTGTGGAGTTTTAAAAATACCCATAATCAATTCCGTGTTACGTGTCGTGTAACATCATGCGATGACATTACACGGCGTGCAACACTGTAAGGAGGATTGATTGATTACCGTCAATTTAGCAGGGATGCTGGCGTTCCACCTCGGCTTTGGATAGACTGCGCGGCTGGGTTTTCGCCAGCGACAACAGCAGGCCAGGCAATGAAACGACCACGTAAACCCTTCAGTTCTCTCCCCCGCTCTCGGCGCAAAAAAGAAACCTTCCACGTTAAGCAGCAGATCCATCGCGAACGCGAGCGCTGCGGCGGGCTGTTTTACGACCATTGCGATATCGAATTGATGACTGAAAGCGGGCTATGGACATGGAGTGACATTCTTTTCCTTTCCGCCGACCGCGCCACGTTCTGGAATGCTACTATCAGCACCGCCAATGATGCTCTTGCTTGCGCCGTCGAAAATCAGGCGATAGAACGCGCCACCGCGATCACAACAGTCGCTGCGGACATTGCAGATGACGGTGTGCTTGACCTTTCACCACTCCGCGATACACAAACGGCAGCCCGCAGGCCACGCTTAGTTATAAATCAAACTAAACGTGGCCACTCCATCGAACTCAACTAACAGCCCGTATATTGCGGTTCGTTGCCTATATTTTACCGTTAAGGCAACATATTGGACGTTCCGTGTTTATCGTCAGGCCCCTTTGAATACCGCGTCAAAATCTGCACCGCTTAAGTCTGGGGAAGCACAGAGCATATCTCTTGCCAGGGCTCGCCTGCGGTTCAGTAACTCGTCCAGCGTTTCCTCAAACGTCGTAATATCAGCGTCTCTTACCGTCGGATAATAAACATAAACATCCTTCGTCTGGCCGATACGGTAAGCGCGGTCGGTGGCCTGATCCTCTTTTGCCGGGTTCCAGCAGCGGGTGAAATGAATCACATGGTTGGCTTTTTGGACGTTAACCCCAAAGCCAACGGCAACGGTGGAGAGAATAATCACCCCGAAACCGGGTTGAGCCTGGAAATCATCAATTAATCGCTGGCGGCTGTTCTGGCTTTGGCTTTTGGTACTGGTATCGCCATTGATAATCGTTGGACGAAAACCGAAACGCTGCTGAATCGCATGCTGGATTTCGCGCTGCAGATCGCGCAGCTCGGTAAAGATAATCACCTTGTCTTTGCTGGTATGTTTAATTTCATCCAGGGTTTTCAACATCCAGTTGAGCTTTGGCGAGCCTTCCTGGTAGCGAGGTTCTGGATTCACCACGGCAGGGTGAGCACAGATAAGTTTGAGTCGATGTAATAAGCCCAGCATCCCCGTCCCGGCCTGCTGCATTCCTTCGCTGAGCGCTTGTTGCTGCTGCCAGTTCGCAATTGAAGAAAGGTATAGCTGCTTTTGAGGGCCAGAAAGTGGCAGCTTTTTACAGCTGGTTACCTCAATTTTATTCGGCAGATCGCGCGCGACTTCTTCTTTAGTTCGACGCAACGTTTGTGGTTCGATCAACGTGCGTAAATTCTCTAATTTTTCGGTGTCACGACCGGTTTCGCTCTCGATGGGGCGAACATAGTGTTTACCAAACTCATTGAGTGCGCCTAATAAACCTGGCTGGGCGAAATCGAACAGGCTCCAGAGGTCTACCAGGGTATTTTCGACGGGCGTACCGGTGCAGGCCACTTTGAATCTTGCCTGTACGGCATTGGCGGCATGGGTGATTAAGGCTGCTGGGTTCTTTATTTTTTGTGCCTCGTCGCACACCATGATTGACCACGGCTGCCGCGCCAATGAAAACTCCTGATCGCGGAGCGTTTCGTAGGTCGTCAGAATGATTTTTGCTTTGCCCGGCCAGCCGGGTTTGAGCAGGTTTTTAATCCCCTGAGATTGTAGATGCGCTGGAATGGCCTGTTTTGGGTATTTTACGGCTTTAATCGTCTCGCCATACAATTTCAGTACTGAAATACCTGCGGTGTAGAAGAAGTTTTCCAGTTCACGTTCCCAGTTATCTAAAAGAGAGACCGGAGCAACGATAAGGCTTGGTGGTTCATCCGGAAACTTTTCAATAAACCAGACCAGAAAACTCAGGATTTGCAGCGTTTTACCCAGACCCATATCATCTGCCAGCAGGCAGCCGGCTGTTTCCTGAGGTGAACGAAGGAACAGTTGTTGGAGCCAGGCCACACCTTCGCGCTGATGATCTTTGAGTTGAATGTGTGCTTTCAGGCTGAGCGGAATTTCAGGTTCTGCATGACGCGCACTGAGGAGCGAATCGCGGCGTTGCTTGATATAGGCTGCTTCTTCGATATTTTGTTCAATTTTGAGTACAGCTCTGGTGGCTTTATCTGCCGCATTGCCAGGTGACTCCTCTTTTGCGCTTTGCTGTTTTTCCCAGTTCTTACTGAATGTTTTAGCGGTATCCAGCGATAATTCAGTGTCATTCCAGGGCGCGGTAATATGCGTTTCGCCAGCGGCTTCCGCGTGGGTAATTCTCACCTGCAGTTCATCAAAATGGTGCTGATTTTCAGGTTGCCAGCCATTTAGCGTCTCGACCGAAAATGCGGAGAAGTCGAAATCCTCAGGAAGCCAGTTTTCACTTTGCGCCTTGGTCAGCCAGGGTGACGATATTTTCTCAAATTCCCCAATGCCGATGACGCGATCGCCATATTTCCCGATATCCAGAACATCGCTAAATTCTTTACCTTCCACTTCCTGCTGCCAGCGCGTCAGCAGTGACTGGCAATCATGCCACTGCTGTTCAGTGAATTGACTCAGTTCTAGTTCGTAACCCTGCCAGGAGCCCGCGGGCATGTGTGCGGCAACGCTTATACCCAGAGCTTGAATAAATTTATCCAGCTCCCATGGAGCGGAGAAGATGAATGATACTTCGGGTTGCGGTACGGGTGAGATGGGCTCCAGAACCAGAGTTACATCCTCTATTTTGTTCTCATCATTGACGCGAGGTTGCAGCCTGAAGTGATGGAAGAAAATATGGGCATCAAACAGTGCCTGCTCGTGCTCTTCAGGGGCAATCACGTTCGCGGCATCTTCACCCAGGAAGGTATAGGGGTTGCGAACAAAGGAAAGCGCTTCGCTACCCGCCACTCGACGGCCTGGAATTGAGCGTATCGAGCTCAGCACCTCTTTCACTTCAGGGGGAATGATGACATGGCTGAGTTCGCCATTCTCGCCGGGGATGCGGTAGCTATCATGAACCTGCGCATTCTTATCAAAGCTACCGAGCCAGTTGGCGGGTTGGTCTTCGAAGTGGGGCTCAATTTCGATAACGGCAGTATCAGCAACGGTTGCCTTACGCAGGCGCAAAGACAATGAAGTTGGTTTGATGACATGCGTTTTTTCCAAATAATCATCAAATTTTGCAGCGGCCAGTTTTGCGCACTTACGGATAGCGGCCCATCCTAACTGATTTGTGGTTTCGCCTGGATCCTGGATTTGCTGTGTGCTGAGTTGTTCCGTTGCCTGCAAGAGGTTCCAGTTTTCCCTGGATAGCAGATATTGTTGATTTTCATAGGTAAAAATGGCACCGGTGCGGCTAAAGCGGATGGCGTTACGCGCTGGGAGCGTGACCCACTCGGCAATCCAGACACGAAAATCACTATCGCTTAACGCGCCCTGGGAGCGTAGCCCTGCGCGTAATGGCAAGACCTCTGGGACGCCAATCAGAGGCAGACTGCTGGCGTGCTCCTCGTCTTCCAGCAGGTGATACAAGGCATTCCAGCTTAATAGCCAGCGGTCTGTTAGCGATATCAGATAGTCTTCTTCGGCCAACTGCTCCAGCCAGGATGCCAGAGCCCAAAGCGCCGGGTCATCAACCAATGATTGCGGAAAACTGAGTCCAGTTTCCTCAATCTGGTACTGATTCTTCAGGTGGCGTTCTATCTGCTGACGGTTTCCAGTCAGTTTACTTAACAGACGTTTCAGCAT